GTCCCCCCTAATGTAAGGGACCATTTTCTTTCGTACATCAACCCGCAAGAGGCGGCGATGTTGCGGGCGATGGGTGGCGGAATAACCGCTGCGGGCGGGCAAAAGATGAGGAATGGGGTTCCTATTTTTGAGGGTGGTGATAATCCGGGCGATGATGAAGGCCAAGGCGGCGCTCCGGCCTCTGAGTCTTCTAGCGGCCCGTCTGAAGCTGCGGCGGGTGACGAGGCTTCTGGTGCGGTAGATGCCGAGATAGCAGCCCAAGAGTTAATGTCTGGTCCAGAAATGGACCCTAGTGTGTCCCTTTCTGGTATAATGGGATTTACAGACAGTGTTTTGGATAGGGGCTTTGTCAGCACTGCGTTGGGTAAGCTGGGAGTTTCCCCTCAGGCGGCTACGGCGGCCCAAACGATAGTTGATTTGGCTAGTACGTTTTCTTTTATGTCAAACCCGGTTGCGGCTGGCCTTGGTCTCATGGGTCTTGGGAGAGATTTCACCAATATTAACGAGGATTTTGATCTGAATCTAGATATAGACCATGATACAGATTCCGATTCAGATGAGGGTTCTTTCGGACAATAATCTAAACAAAGGAGAGTGAGATGCCAAAAACCAACACCCCAAAAGTAGAAGTGAACAAGGAAACGATTGTTGGCCGCGCCACGGGCACCCGAGGTTTTGCGGACAATGAAACGGTAAGCTATGGTGGCCCCGTGGATGTTTCTAACTACCCCCCTCAGGGAACGGAAAAGTCTAGCCGTGGCCGGGGTGCGATGGTAAAGGGGTATAAGTTCAGAGGTGTTTATTAATGGCGGATTTAAACCAGGATGGTGTGGTGACCGCTGAAGAGCTAGCGGCACACGACACGCATCTCAAATTTAAAACGCAGAAACATATTGCGGTGGGCTCCTTTGTTTTTATGCTCATTGTGACTACTTTTTTCTGCACCCCTCTGATTTCTGAGGCGAGACTAGTTGCCCTTGGTGGTCTTGTGAGCACGATGTATATCGCTTTGGCTGGTATCGTTGGAGCGTATATGGGGATGACTGCTTGGATGTCTAAGAAGTAGGATAACCGTTCTATGCTGAGCCTTCTGGGTACGCTGCTTGGATTCGGGACTTCTATCGTTCCAGAAATCTTGGGCTATTTTAAGCAGCGTCAGGCAAACCAACAGCAGCTTTCGATGCTGGAGGCCCAGGCTAAATATGCGGCTCAATTAAGCGCGTTGAAGCTTCAAGAGTTAGATATTGAGGCGGAAATAGCGGAGACGAAAGGTCTTTATGCTCATGATCGATCTTTGGACTCTGGAGCTTTTGTCAACGGTCTCCGGGGTTCTGTGCGCCCTGTGCTTACTTATCTTTTCTTCTTGATGTTTGCGCTGGTAAAGGGAACGTTGTTGTTCACAGCGGTCCAAGACGAAAATATTCATTTTGAAACGGCAGTGTTGATGATTTGGGATGGTGAGACCCAAGCGATCTTCTCTGCCATCATCGCTTTTTGGTTTGGTAACCGGGCGATGTCTAAAGCGAGGGCGAGAATAGATAAAAATGCAAGGTGACCCCAGTTTCTTTTTGTTTGAGCGCATGCTAAAAAGATTAAAGGAGCGACGCCAAGGAATTCAAGAAGCTTTGAGCTACGGTGCCGTTCAAGACTACACTGCGTTTCGAGAGCTGAGGGCTAGCCTCTCAGAAATCGAGACAACTGAACAGGACCTCAGAGACCTGCTAAAAAGGATGGATGATGAGACCGAAGTTGATTGAAGACGCCTACGTCAAAGAGGACAGTCTTGTACTAGACCCCTCTCAACTCTCTAAAGAAACGCTAGATCGCTTGCCCCAACCGACAGGGTGGAGGATTTTGTTGTTGCCTTTTAGGGGGATGAAAAAGCATGGTTCTATTTTTATTCCTGAGCAAGCCATAGAGCGCGAAGCGTTAGCGACTGTTTGTGGCTATGTTTTGCGAGTAGGCCCGCTAGCCTACAAAGACGAGAATAAATTCAATTCTATTCCTTGGTGTAAGGAAAAAGATTGGGTGATCTTTGGTCGGTATGCTGGCTCGAGGTTTAAGATAGAAGGGGGTGAAGTTCGTATTCTCAATGATGACGAGATCATTGCTACGATTTCAGACCCCACTGATATAGTTCACATGTGAGGGAGCAGACCATGGCTGTCACAGAGCACATGCATGATCTTCCCGTTGAGGAAGAAACAGATGTGGAAGTTGAGGAGAAGGAAGACGAAGAAGCGGAAGTAGTCGCCTCTTCAGACTCAGAGCAAAGAGAGGACGTTGCTGAGGAGTACTCAGACGGCGTTCAAAAAAGGATTAATAAGCTTACTAGCCGTATGCGTGAAGCGGAGCGCCGAGAAAAAGCTGCTCTAGACTATGCGCAGGGATTGAAAACTAATTACGATCATGCCGAACAAAGGGCGAAACAATCGGACCAGGGTTATCTGACTGAGTATGATACCCGGTTGAAGATTTCTGAATCAACCCTTAATGACCAGCTTAAAAAAGCAATCGAAATGGGTGATGTTGATACCCAGGTTGAACTTCAGGGAAAAGTCGCGAAGCACACGTTAGAGGCTGAGCGCTTGCAGTATGCGAAGCAGCAGATAGAGGCACAAGAGGTAGAAGTTCCTCAAGTCCCGCAGCAAGCCCAGCAACGACAGCAAAGTGCGCCTAGTGCACCTAGCAAAAAAGCAGAGGACTGGAGTTCTAAAAACGAGTGGTTTGGGGCGGATGAGCCTATGACCCTCACTGCTTTTAGTATTCATAAAGCCCTTGTGCAGAATGAGGGCATTGATCCTGAAAGCGACGAGTACTACGTTGAGATAGATCGTCGAATGCGGGATAATTTTCCCCACAAATTTCCGGGAACGGAAGAGAATTCAGGTTCCCCCCGTCGTTCAAATGTCGCTTCAACGGGGCGAGCTACCTCTTCTTCTCGGAGAAATGGGAAAAAATCTGTGAAACTATCATCAAGTCAGGTTGCAATCTCTAAGAAACTTGGTGTATCTCTAGAAGACTATGCAAAGCACGTTTCTTTGCTAGAAACACGGAGCTCCTAATGGTAGATAAAACACTTCGTGCCACCTCCTCGAGAGAATCTGACTCTCGCCGCAAGCCTTGGTCCCCTCCATCCTCTTTGGATGCACCGCCTCCCCCGGAAGGGTACACCCATCGTTGGATCCGTGAAAGTGTCATGGGTCATGACGATAGGAAAAATATTTCCGGCCGTATTCGTGAAGGTTTCGAACTCGTTCGTGCCGATGAATACCCAGACTTCGAAGCCCCAAGTGTTCAGGATGGTAAGCATTCTGGTGTGATTGGGGTGGGTGGCCTCTTACTAGCTCGTTTTCCTTTGGAAACTAGGAACGAGCGCTCCGCTTACTTTCGTGAGCGCACTCGACAGCAGATCGAAGCTGTTGAAAATGACTTAATGAGAGAGGAACACCCAAGCATGCCTATCACTACCGATAGGCAATCTCGTGTGACTTTTGGCGGAAAACGACCTTCCGTCGAATCTGAAACCTAGCAATAAAGGAAGGATCCAAAAATGGCTAATAATGATGCCGCGTTTGGACTTCGTCCGTACAACATGCTCGGTGAAGGCGTCAACTCGAACGGGATACAGAAATTTAAAATCCAGCTTGCGGGAACTGCCGGTACGTCCAGTGTGATTTATCAAGGTACTCCTGTTATTCCTCTGTCCACCGGTCTCATTGATATCGTTGGTGCAGCGGCGGGTGGAACTGTACCCATTCTCGGCGCGTTCATTGGGTGTGAATATACGGATCTGAATGGTACCCCCACTTTTACCAATAAGTGGCCCGGTACTGCCTCAGTGAAGTCCAGCACCCAAGCCATCGCTCATATCTCTGCTAACCCTGATCAGCTCTTTTTGATCAACTGTGATGCAGCAGCTACTGATGCGGCGGTTCATGCGAATGCTAATTTTGCCACCGGAACGTCTGGAGATGCCACGACTGGTATTTCTTCGGCGGAGCTAGCGGTGTCTACACTGGCTACCACCAACACGTTGAATCTACGTGTCGTTGGTTTCAGTGATAGCCCTTCTAACTCTGACCAGACGGCTGCGGGCATGTTGGCTATCGTCCTCCTCAACAATCACTTTTACCGTTATAATGCTAACGGTACGGGTGCTGGTATCTAGGGAGATAAACGATGCCAATTAGTCGTTCACAATTGATGAAAGAGCTTGAGCCTGGTCTCAATGCTCTTTTTGGAATGGAGTATGACCGCTACTCAGACGAGTGGTCGGATGTTTTCGAAACCGAAAGCTCTGACCGTGCGTTTGAAGAAGAGGTGATGCTTAGTGGTTTTGGGCAAGCACCGGTTAAGTCTGAGGGAGCAGCTGTCTCGTTTGACACTGCGAACGAAGCTTACACGGCGCGATACACGCACGAAACTATTGCTCTTGCGTTTGCGATTACCGAGGAGGCCGTTGAGGACAACCTTTACGACCGCCTTAGCACTCGTTACACTCGGGCACTAGCTCGTTCGATGTCCAATACCAAGGAAGTCAAGGGCGCGAATATCCTTAACAATGCCTTTGACAGCACTTACACCTTTGGTGATGGCAAAGAGCTTTGCGCGACAGACCACCCCACGGTTGGTGGTGGAAACTTTCGTAATGAGCTTTCTACCTCTGCGGACCTTAACGAGACTTCTCTTGAGCAGTCCCTTATCGACATTGCTGCGTTCATTGATGAGCGTGGTTTGTTGGTGGCTGTTCAGGGGCGCAAGCTTATCATCCCTCCGGCGCTTCAGTTTGTTGCCGATCGGTTGATGGCGAGCACTCTTCGTCCAGGTACTGCGGACAATGACATCAATGCGGTTCGCAACATGGGTATGTTGGCGGATGGCTATGCGGTCAACCACTATTTGACCGACACTGATGCGTTTTTCATCAAGACTGATGCTCCTAACGGATTCAAGCACTTTGAGCGCTCACCAGTTCGTACTTCCATGGAAGGCGACTTCGATACTGGTAACGTTCGTTACAAAGCGCGGGAACGTTACAGCTTCGGTGTTTCTGATCCGCGGTGCGTGTTCGGTTCACCGGGTGCCTAGTTCTAGGTTTTTGCCTAGCGAGAAGGGAGGCTTGTGCCTCCCTTCTTTTTTGCTTAATATGCCCTTACCCTGACAGCATTCATGCTGACACTAGCCACGACAGGAGTTTGAAAATGGCTGTTCACTTCACAGGCCCCGTCCTTTACGCGGGTGTAAATGGTTCTCGTAGGTGGTTTGCCGACCTTCCCGTTGGTGTAAACCCAGACTATGTCGTTCAAATGGATGATTTCACAGGCATTGCGTTGGATGCAACGAATGACTGGACTGTGGTGAAGGATTCTAGTGCTACTGCCGCGTTGGGCGCTGACGCAGAGAGTGGAACGTTGGTTCTTACCAGCGCCGCTACTACTGATAACGATGGCGCGAGTGTTCAAGGCAACGAGATTTATGCCCTAAGCGCTTCTAGAGACATTTGGTTTGAAACTAAATGTCAAGTGACTGATGCGGAAGGCAGCGCGATGGATCTTTGCGTTGGTCTTACGCTGAATTTTGCTACGAACCCTGAAGCAATGCTTACCGCCACGGATCGTATCGTTTTTCAAATAGATGATGGCGATTCTAACATCGACTGCGTCACGGAAAAAAATGGCTCAGCGACTACGACAGATTCAGGCATTGACATCGCAACAGGTACCTATGTGACCCTAGGATTTCATGTAAAGGGCACGGGGTCGGTAGAGTTTTTCGTCAATAGGGTCAAGGTGGCCACTCATACAGCTAACCTTCCTGACGATGAAAACCTGACTATCGGCGCTATGGAGTTGTCTGGTTCTGCTTCAGGAACTAAGGCAGCTACCTTTGACTACCTTCTTGCCGCGCAAACTCGGTAAGGGCGTTTCATGGTAGAACGAAAACGGGCGCGGACGGGCTCGGGCCATTTTATAGCAGATAATCTGAGCACTCCTAAAAACGAGGCTTGGGTAAAAGATGAACCCACTCCGAAAAAATCCCGTAAGCTTGCGGTGGCACTCCCTCCTGTTGGGAGTGCCGCTCGCAAGGCAATGGTGTTACGCGGAGAAATAAAGGAGTAGGCCATGGCTGATACAGTAGCCTCTCAAACAATAATAGATGGCCCAAAGACGGTCGTTTTAAAACTCACCAACGTTTCTGACGGTGGAGGTGAAGCAGCGGTGGTGAAAGTAGATGTTTCTGCTTTGACCTCTCTCCCCAATGGGACTGCTTGTACGGGTGTTGTCATCGAACGGATTTGGTGGCAGTGCATTGGTATGAAAGTGCAATTGCTCTGGGATGCAACTACCAACTTATTTTGCATTGAGCTGGGAGAAAACCAAAGCGGTCATCACGACTATACCGTTTTTGGGGGTTTGTCGAACAATTCCGGTAGTGGCAAAACAGGAGACCTACTTTTCACGACAGTAGGACACACTGCTGCTGATACTTATACAGTCCTACTGTATATGAGAAAAGAGTATGGCTAAAAACTGGATAAAAGACGCTGTTAAAAAACCCGGAGCTTTGAGAAAAGCTCTGGGGGTGAAAAAGGGCCATAAAATTCCAGCGAGGACACTCGCGGCGGCTGCGAAAAAACCGGGAGTAATGGGGCAAAGAGCTCGTCTTGCGCAAACCTTTAAGAACATGAAGAAGGAGTGAAAGATGCCTAGAGCAGCACCAAAAGTGACCGGCGGCAAAAAGAAGGCTCCTAAGAAGATGATGGGCGGCGGAGCTGTTCGTTACGCTGGCGATAAAAAGGGTGGCAAAGGTGGCCAGACACGTATGGCTGTCAAGTACCGCTAGGGTGACCAGTATCAAGAGTGGTGAATGTCATGGCTTTTTCTAACTCTAAAGATTTCTCCCTTGAAATAGCAGATTATATAGAAGAGGCGTATGAACGCCTTGGTGTCATCCCTCGTACGGGATATGACTTGGCTTCTGCCAAACGTTCTTTAAATCTTTTGTTTGCGGATTGGGCAAATAGAGGGTTGAACCGCTGGACGATTGAGCAGAAAACGCTTTCTTTGGTTTCTGGAGTTAACGCCTACCCTGTGGGTGATTTGATAGCGACAGTTGTTGCTAGCGCGGCGTTTACTCTTTCGGAGGTGGTGACGGGATCAATAAGTGGGGCGACTGCTAATATCACTGCGTTGCCCTCTTCCACGCAGATTACTCTGACCCTCCCCACCGGAACTTTTTCTTCTGGAGAATCGTTGACGGGAGGCACCAGCTGGACGGTAACTACCCTTTCTGCGGCGTTGAGTTTTGAGGATGTAGAGGCTACGATTGATGTTTTGTCGGGAGTGTTGCGTCAGAACTCGGGGGTGTCAACTCAATCAGATACCACTTTGAATCGGATCAGCCGCGATCAGTATCTCAATCTCACTAGCAAGCTTTCGGAGGCCCAACCTACGCAGTTTTATATCGACCGACAGATCAAGCCTACTGTTCGTTTTTTCAACACGCCCAACGCGAATTCTACATATGAGTTCGTTTACGATCGTCTCGTTCGTATCGATGATGCTGATACGTATATAAACGGGCCGCAAGTTCCTTTCAGGTTCTATCCTTGTTTGACGGCGGGTTTGGCCTATTATCTTTCGATGAAGAAAAATCCGCAGTTGACACCGGTGTTGAAAGGTATTTACGAGGAAGAATTCGAAAGAGCTGCTTCAGAAGACCGTGATCGTGCCAGCTTGCATCTAACCCCTGCTCAGGACTTTTATGGGTACATAAGTGTATGAGCGGGTTATATGCCACAGGAAAATTTTCTTACGGCATCTGTGACAGATGCGGACAGAGGTTTGACTATTTGAGACTTCGGAAGGAATGGACTGGGTTCAAGGTCTGTTTTTCATGTTATGAACCCAAAGCCCCTCAATTGGAGCCACACACCCCGCCTCCTGACCCACAGGCTC